GTATTTTGGACTGACAATAATATTGTAAAAGCAGAACCAAAACAAAACGAGGAACCGGTTATTGAGGATAATTCTGAGGATGACGGATTACCATTTTAAATAACTATAAAATTTATTAAAAGGGGCTTGGGAATTATCTCTCATTTTTTTGGGAGATACCCCTTTTTTTTTATATTTAAATAATGCAGGACAGACTAACGGAAAAACAAACGGAAGCATATATAATTATGCAGGCCATAGAAGAAGAATGTAAAATTGATGCAACAAAACAAATTGATTACCCACCCGTTGCAATTTCACTTGGCGAAAAATTAATTAAAACAAAAAAAGGTGATCAACTGTTACCTGTACCAATAGGTACATATGGAAATTTTAGTTTTATTCAAGCACCACCAAAAAGTAAAAAAACATTTTTTATATCATTATTAGCATCGGCTTATTTAGGCGGTAATAATAAATTTTGTGGTGATTTAAAAGGTCATCGTAACGATAAAAATGTAATTCATATTGATACCGAACAAGGTAAATGGCATTGTCAAAGAGTGTTTAAACGTGTATTGGATATGAACGATTATGATTATTCAAAAAATTATTATACATTTGGTTTAAGAACAATCGGATATAAAGACAGAATTGAATTTATTGAATATTGTTTACAACACAAAGTCGAAAACACAGGTTTATTAATTATTGATGGAATTGCAGATTTAGTTTCTGATGTTAACAATTTAGAAGAATCAAATGCGTGTACACAAAAATTAATGCAATGGAGCCAAAAATACAATTGTCATATAATATGTGTGATTCATTCAAATTTTGGTTCTGACAAACCAACTGGACATTTAGGAAGTTTTTTAGAAAAAAAAACAGAAACACAAATACAATTAGAATCGAACACTGTAAACAAGGATTGGATAACCGTTAAATGTAAACGAAGTAGGGGTTATTCATTTGAAACATTTAGTTTTGAGGTTAATGCAATAGGACTGCCGGTTATTGTCGGCGATTTGTATGATCCTTTAAAATGACTAAATGAAAATAAATTTAAATGATATTTACCAAAAACATAAAATTTGGGTAGATATTGTTTGTTCGTTCGGTTGTAATCCACACATTGCCGAAGATATTGTACAGGAAATGTACATTAAAATTCACAAAAAAATAAATAACGGTTTAAATATAGATTACGGTGATAATGATTATAATTATTACTATATATTTAAAACATTGAAATCATTGTTTTTAGATTTAAAACGAAAACAATCAAAAGTAAGCGTTATATCTATAAATGATATAAAACATATTTTACCATCGGATTATGATAATATGGTAAATTTTGATAATACATATAATGATATACAAAATGAATTAAATAAAATGTATTGGTATGATCGAAAGGTATTTGAAATAATTGAAGGTGGTGAAAGTATTGCAGAGTTTTCAAGAAAATCAGGAATACCATATTACTCGTTATATAACACGTATAAAAAAGTAAAAAACAAATTAAAAAAATTATTATGGGATTAGGTGATTTGATAGAAAAAATAATAAACATAATAACATTTGGACAAGGAAAACGTATTGCTAAATATATAGCAAAAAAAATGGGTAAAGAAGATTGTGGCTGTGATAAAAGACGTGATGCATTAAATGATATAAAAATAAAACGATGGTAAAATTTAATAAAAATGATTTTAAAAAATGGGAAGAATTTCGGCTTTCAGAAAGATCAACAATTACACGTGCCGAGTTTAAATTGGTATGCGACCTCCACGCCAAATATTATTCACACAAATACTATGAGCCCTGTACCTGTTCACCTAAAACAATCAATCAATGGATAAGTGATTTAAATGTAGTTTGGAATTATGGAAATTAATACAATACAAAAATTAGAAAAATCAGTTGTTACATTTTTTAATATTGATGGCTGGAATTTAGACTGGACTGGAGATGGATTTAAACATTATGATGCCTCGGGTTATACGGCAAAAGCCAATCCGTGTGTTATTGAAATGAAATTTAGAAATAAATATTACGAGTATAAAATGTTAGAAAAATATAAATACGATAAATTAATGTCAATGGATGATGATATTGTAAAATTATATTTTGTGGCCGATCCAAAAGGTAATTATTTATTTTGGTTAAATAAATTAAATATGCCGGAAACTGTTGATATGTATTGCCCAGACACAACATTATGGACAAAAAAACGTTTATTAAAACCTGTTTATTTATTGAAAGAAAATGACGCAACAAAAATAAATTTAAATTAGTTTATCAAACATTTTGTTTATAAGTTAATTTATTGTATATTTATACAACAAAAACAAATAACAAATGTTCGAAATTATATCTTATTCAATTGATTATTACGTAAACGGTAAATTATACGGTAGCGTAAAATTACCAGAACCTGACAGAAAAACTATGGGTTATGCTGGTAGACAAACAAAAATACAAACCACAGATTTAAAATTAAAAAAACTTATCAAAGCCGGTACAACCGTAACAACCGAGTGTGTTCCAATTTGTGGTAAATTATTAGGCACACAAAAAGAAAAATTTGCTATATTACAAAATTCAAGATCATTATATAATAAATAACATATGAGTATAGAAGAAACTAAAATTCAGCCAAGTAAAGAAAAAGATCATCACCCGTTTGAAAATCAAATATTTGATCATTACAGAAAAAACAAATTAAAAATTGAAAGGTACATAGAGTTTTTAAAAGAAAATGGTTATGAGGTTTTTGAAAAAAAACGAGTATGATTAGCATACACGAAAAGGTTAATGAAATAAAAAAATCAATAAAAATACTGGCCTTTCACGGATATACAATATTAGATATAGAAAATAATGTTATACATAAATGGAATATTGATGATAATAAAAAACACAATATATCATATAACAGAGTGCCAAAACAAAAAAAATAATTATGATTACATTATTAGACAACAACCAATATAACGAGAAGGAATTACTTGTTAAAATGCAGGATGATAAATTTTATTATGGTGAATTAGATTCATTAGCATTATCATCATCATCATTAAAATTATTATTAGAAAGCCCTAAAACATATACATATGTTAAAAAATATGGTGGTCAAGAATCACAAGCATTGCGTGATGGTTGGTTGTTTCACACCGCAATATTAGAACCGGATGTATTTAATGCACAACATTTTGTAGATGTACAAAGTAAAAACACAAAAAAATACAAAGAGGCAAAACTTGAATTAGGCCGTGTGTTTACAATGTTTGAAAAAAATCAGGCTGAGAAATTAGCCGATGCATTTTTAAAAAATGAAAACGCATTAAATTTATTATCCAAATCAAAATTTGAAGTACCGGCAATAGGTGAAGTAATGGGTTATCCGTTTCGTGGTAAAGCCGATATACTTGGAACAAATAAAATTGTTGATTTAAAAACAACATCAAATATAAAAGGATTTCCTATCGCTGCTAAAAAATATGGCTACGATGTTCAATGTTATTTATATTGTACATTATTTAAAATGGATTACAAAGATTTTAAATTTTTAGTAATGGACAAAAATAGTTTAGACATAGGTATATGGGATTGTTCCGAAACATTTTATTTAGAGGGTGAGCGCAAGGTAGAAAAAGCATTAGACATTTACGAGAAGTTTTTTGTTTTTGATGCTGATTTAGATTCATATTGTTATACCGGTACATTATGAAATTATTTGAGGACGATTGGGGTATAGATAATTCCCCGTTAGATGAAACAGAAATTACAACAACCATTTTATATTTCAGTACAGACGAATTAAAACAATTCAAACGTTTATGTAAAATTGGTATTAAACAAGAATATAATAGAAAAAAAAAAAAAAAAGGAAATTTAAGTGATTTTTTATTATTAATATTAAAAAGACATTATGGACAAGATTAACGTTATAATGGCCGAACGCTTTATTACAGAAAAGGAGGCCGATAAATTAAAGGGTAAATTTTTAAACGAAAAACATTATCACACATTAATACAAGAGGATTGCGACGCATACGATACATACGGTAATTTATTATTTAGATTTAGAAAAAATGCAATACCAATGGATGTATTAAAAAACGGTTATGAATCATTTAAAAAATCAATAACATTAAATGGTGGGCGTGGTATAGCTGCAGGAGGATATTTTAAACAAGTTAGAAAAGACGGTACACTTGGTAAATTTGATGTATCGCCAAAGGTGGAAAGTGGTAACGTTGGTTTTATGGATGCACGGCGTGGATCAGGTACGGTTGCCGTTTGTAGAAAAACTGCATTTGCAAAAGAATATTTTGATGAGTTTAAACAGGGAATACCATTTGTTGAATTTGTAGATCAAAAATATAAAGAATTATGTCCCGAACATTACGCACGTCAAAAAGCAATTGCCGATGGTACAAACAGAAATTATGTAATTGGTGATACATCGTTTACAACCGTTACGGTTAATAAAAACTTTAGAACGGCGGTACACAAAGACACAGGGGATTTCAAAGAAGGATTTGGCAATTTAATATCATATCGTGAGGGTTATTACGAGGGTAGTTATTTTTGTTTACCAGAATATGGAATTGCAATTGATTTACAAAATACAGACATATTATTTGTTGATGTACATAAATGGCACGGTAACACCGAAACAATAAATAAAAGTGATGATTGGATGAGAATAAGTTTTGTAATGTATTATCGTGAATATATGTATAAATGTGGTAGTCCAACCGAGGAGTTAGAACGAATAAAAATGGAACAAACCGGATATTTAAAATTATAATGGATTACCAAATAGCCATACCATCATATAAAAGACCGGAAACAATTAAAAACAAAACATTAAAATTGTTAATGGATCATAATATTGATAAAAATAAAATAACAATATTTGTTGCCGACAATGATGAGGAAAAAATATATAAACAAAGTTTAGGTAATGAATATAAAATTGTTGTAGGTGTACATACATTAAACAAACAAAGATGTTTCATTACGAATTATTATAATAAAGGAACGTATCTTATGCAATTCGACGATGATTTAACTGATTGTTTATATAGGATAGATGATAAAACATTAGGTAAAATAAATGATTTGGAAAATGATTTTATTATAAAAGGATTTAATTATTGTAAACAAATGGATTGTAATTTTTTTGGATATTATGCGGTTGCAAATGCTTATTTTATGGTTGATCGTATTTATACAAAACTTTGTTATATTCCTGGTGGTGCGTTTGGTGAGATAATAACACACGATCCATTTTTATGTACAGAAACAAATCACGGTGAGGATTATGAAAGAAGCATAAGATATTATATAAAAGATAAAAAGGTTGTAAGATTCGATTACATTACATTTAAAACAAAAGGATATGTGGGTAGGGGGGGATTACAGGAAATAAGAACAAATCAATATGTTCACGATTCGATTAAAAAAATAAACGATATGTTTCCTGAGTATTGTAAAATGTATATAAGAAAAACAACCGGCAATGCAGAATTACGATTAAAAGATAACAGTAAACAAATAGACATAAACCAACAAACATTATTTTAAATGGGACAATACAATTTATTTTTCAATGGCAACATATCAAAAGGATTTGATGGACACAAAAAATTATATTTAGGTGATAAGGACTTTGTGTTTGCAGATGATTGCGTAAACATAACCGGTGAGATAAAAACAATTTCAAAAAGTTATACATTCGAGGGAAAAAGACTTACATTAAATCAGGCTCGTGAATATGCATCAATGGTTGATTTAAAAGATAATTACGGCAGAATATGTAAATCGTTTTTATTTGAAGAACATAAATATTTAAAAAATCCATATGTTATTGTTACACCATTTAAAAAACCAGATGGCACAGAAAAAAAACCTATGGATTATTTAGACCTAACAAACCAAAAAATGTTATATATTGACAAACACGATCAGCTTAATAAATGGCTAGCAGGTGATCGTTACGTAGGAGTTAAACCAACAAAGCCATTACTATGTATAAATTATAAATAAATATGAAAAAGAAATTAACTAACAAATGGTTAGTGCAAGAGGAAATTGCAAACAAAATTATTGAATTATCAGGATACGATATATTAAAAACATCACGTAAACGTGAAATTGTAGAATACCGATCATTGGCCTGTTATATATTTAGAAATAAATTTGAAATGCAATGGAGTGATATTGTAAGGTTTTTTGAACACGTGGGTTTAAATCGTAATCACGCAACCGTTATATGGTCGGTTGACAATTACGAAATGTATGCAAAAACAAATCCAAAATTAAAAGAAATAGAAGATATGATTTCATTTAAAACAACAATGGATATAAAAGACATTGACCGTGTTACATATTTGGAAAACAAATGTAAACATTTAGAACAACAATTAGATAAACTCACAAACAGTAATAACCTACATAAATTAGTTAATCAAATACCAAAAGAATTAGAAGGTGAGGCAATCACACGTATTGAATTATTAATAAAAGGTTTTCAATGGAAATACAGAGATAGCACAACAGCATACACAGGTGAATAAAATTAAATAAAAATTACGTTATATAATAAGGATTGAATAAACAATAAAATTTCAATTATGGATAATCGTAAAAATAATGGCGGTGCAAGACAAGGGGCAGGTCGGCCACGAAAAGCAGATGAATTAAAATTAATTGAAAAATTAGATTCATTAATTGATAATGATGAGGTAATTAAAACATTGGGTAAACAAGTATTAAAAGGTGATAGCAGGGCGATGAGTTTATATTTTGGGTATCGTTACGGCAAACCTAAAGAATCAGTTGATATAACATCATCAGAAGGATTCAATGTTAATTTCAAGGATCTAATTAAATTTAAGTGATTGAAATAAATAAAAAGTATTCTCCAATCGCTAATTCAGATTGTAGATACTTTATCGTCACAGGTGGGCGTGGATCTGGAAAATCATTTTCAGTTAACTTAATGTTAGTATTATTAACGTATGAAGCCGGACATACTATTTTATTTACTCGTTATACTTTATCTTCTACTTATATTTCTATTATTCCTGAGTTCATCGAAAAATTAGAATTGTTAAATATAGATGAGATTCGTAATAAACGTTCAGGCAGTAAAATAATATTTAAAGGTATCAAAACATCAAGTGGTGATCAAACGGCCAACCTTAAATCATTACAAGGCGTTACAACGTTTGTATTGGATGAGGCAGAAGAATTAACAAACGAAGATACATTTGATAAAATAGATTTATCGGTTCGACAACAAGGCAAACACAATCGTGTTATATTAATTTTAAATCCAACAACCAAAGAACACTGGATATATAAAAGATTTTATGAGGATAAAGGAATACAGGAATCGGCAAACATAAGCAAAGATAATATTACATATATACATACAACGTATTTAGATAATATTGAAAACCTTTCAAAATCATATATAAACCAAATCGATAATATTAAACAACGTCGGCCGGAAAAATATAAACATCAAATATTAGGAGGATGGTTAAACAAAGCCGAGGGAGTTATATTCACAAATTGGAGTATTGGTAAATTTAAAAAAGTTGGCATTAGTGTATTTGGTCAGGATTATGGCTTTAGTAATGATCCATCTACATTAGTTGAAACAAACATTGATACAACAAACAAAATAATTTATTTACGTGAATGTTTTTATTTACCAAAATTAACAACATCCGAAATTGCACGTTTAAATATGAAACACGCAATTGATAATTTAATTGTAGGTGATTCAGCCGAGGTTCGTTTGTTATCCGAATTAAAATCAAAGGGATGTAACATTGTACCATCAATCAAAGGACAAGGTTCAATAACCTATGGCATATCATTATTACAGGATTACGATTTAATAATTGACGAACAAAGTATAAATTTAATTAAAGAACTAAACAACTATTCCTGGTTAGAAAAAAAATCAAACACACCAATCGACAGACATAACCACCTGATTGATGCTATACGTTACAGCGTTAGTTATCAATTACAAAATCCTAATCGGGGAAAGTATTATATACAATAATATGGAATGTAAAAAATGCAAACAAACAATGACTATATATTCAGGCAAAGACAACAAAGATTACTATTACTGTAAAGATTGCGATATTGTACAATTTGAAAATTAGTTATCAAATATTTTGTTAATTAAAATAATTGTTTTATATTAGATGTATGAAACAAAACAAATTAACAATAGGGCAAACACTTAATGTATATTATCACGGACGTATTCATAAAGGTAAAGTTGCCTTCATCAAACCTAATAATATTGGGCTTGTATTAACTGATCCGTTTAACTGGAGATTTGGTAAAACATACATAACAATACCAAACAAATAAAACCGTTCCACGTGGAACAATAACAATATGGCACAAGTAACAAAACAGGATATTCACGATTTTATAGAAATAGAATCAACTTTAATCTCATTAGAAAAATATGCAGATTTACCCGTATGGCAAAAAAAATGGGTAACCGATGCAAGACGTAAAATATCTAATTTAAAGTATCAATTCGAGGATAAATATATAAAAGATATATTATGA